CAAGGCCGCGTAGCCTTCAAACTCCATACCGGTTGCATCAACGGCGCGAAGTTCAACCTTCGCGGTTCGGAACTCAATCCCCATGTTGTCCTCTACGCTACGGGCCGCGCGTTCATCGTCGGCTTTCCGAATGATAGCCGCAACCCACGCGCGACCGGCGTCTCCACCCCATAGGCCCCACGCGATCCGACCCGCCGATGGGAAGCCGTCTTCTCCGCGTCGGAACCCTTCGGCGTCTCTGTCTACTTCATGGCGTGCAAAATAGGACGACATCCGACGAACCGTGGTGAACGGGAGCCGGCGACCGTTGCCGATGTCGCGTGCGCGGGCCACCCCGACGGCCGTTCCTCCGCGGCCGAATACCCGCCGCCATTCTAGGGCTTGCTTGGCTTCGTCCATCATATCTTCGTTGGGCTTGTAGCCGTCTGGGTCGATTGCGCGGTCCTCTGGATCAACGTCCGCGATGTATTCGTCGGGCGTGTATACGTCCAGTCCGAGATCCGCGTACCCGCGCCGAGCCTCTGGATCGTTGTCGATTGCTTCTTCGATGTCGCGACCGTCCTGGATCAAGAGTTCCACCTTGTACAGTTTGAACGCGGTGGATGCGTTTGGCCCTTCTGGGAAGTCCGACAAATGGATTTCTTCAACACCGGCGAGGCCGTGTTCTTGAATCCACGCCCGCGTTTCTTCGAGCCGTTCCACACTACGGCCAGAGACGATAATGATTTGATAGTCGCCCGACATCACTTCGTCGTTGAGCGCGTTGATGAGTTCGACGTTTGGACGATCGCCCGCTAGGACGAGCGTATCGTCTAGATCAACAATGATCTCCGACACTAGATGTTCACCTGGTAGTCGTAGACTTCAAGCACCGCGTTCTCCGCGTCCGCGATTGCATAGAGGACATCCCCGTTCGTGATTTGGAACGTGAGGGCGACCGTCTTCTTCGGAAGGTTGAATCCGTCCACGGTGTTCACCGCGGTTCCGCCGATGAAGATTTCCGAGTTCGAGTTATTGAACACGGTGATCTCGTGAACGATGCTTGGGAGCGCGGTTCCAATGGCGACCGGTGTGGCGGTTCCGACGGCATAGTGGCGCGTGGCGAAGCGTGGCACTTAGAGCCTCGCGATCCGCTTGGCTTCGGCGGGGTCCATACCCGCGCCGACGAGAAGCGCGTAGATGTCGGCTTTCTGGCGCGCACCGGCGAGCACCGAGTCGGCCTGGTTGAGCGGTTGGCGGTACGCGGTGGCGGCGGGTTCGTCGATCGGCGAGAGGTCTTCAATACGCCTCACATCGGCGATCGACTCCCAACCCTCTTGAACGGCGATGCGGTGAGCCTCGTAGCGGTCGCGTAGGTTGCCGCGGAGTAGTGCATCCATCGACAATCGAACGAACGCGTCTGGAAGCGGGATGAGCGTGGACAGCGCGCGTTCGATTTTTTCGGCCAATGGGCGGAGCGTGTAGGAGATGAACGCGGCGTTGAGTTCGGACACGGACGAGAACGACATCGATCCCGGTGTCGTCATTGCCAACAGCGCGGGCGGTACACGGAAGATGCGGGCGATCTCCGCCACGCCGAACTCGCGCGACGATAGGAGTTGGGCATCTTCTGGCCGGAACGACAACGCCTTCCAGGACGCTCCACCACTCAACACCCCGACGGAATACGAGTTTGAACCCGTGTGGGCGCGCGCCCATCCTTCCTTCAAGTTGCGGATTTGTTCCGCCGTGAGCGGTTCGGATGTTTCAATCACGCCCGCTGGTGTCGATGCGGATGAGAAGAAGTTGGACGCGGATTCTTCCAACGTGATCCCAAGCCCAATCGTGCGGCGGAGCGCTTCGATCGGGTTGATACCGCGATCCTGTCCTGGGAATCGGATGAGCGGGATGTGGAGGATGGTGTCCGTCCCGAACGACACGCCGTTCACGTTTTCACCGGTGCGGACGACATATCGAACTTCTGCACCCGTGCGGACAATCTCGACGCTCTGAGGATTTAGGACTCGAACTTCAAGCGGCTCCAACGTCTGTGGATCTTTTGGGGCGTACACGAAGGCGTTCCCGTTCATGTAGAGCGAGACGACAATCTCCGAAAGTACGGACTGGACCCCGATCGCCGGTTCGGATGCTAGTGGCGTGAGCAACCACGAAGGCTTCGTCCCGCCTGGTCGATACGGGCGACGCTGGCCGTTATCCCGAACGTACGCATCAATCGGCATCGTCGAGATAAGGTCGGACAGAAGCGTCACGCAAGACCAGGCCGAAGCCAGTCCGATCGTGGACTTCTCATCAACGCGGGTCGCGCCGAAGATTGGGGCGCGATCGAATGCCTGGGGTAGTAGGCCAAGCCCGTTGAGCGTGCGTGATTCGTTCCCAGTTCCCAGAACGCGGCGTAGGATGCTCACTTATTATCCTTTCGCGTGTAGCCGATTGCGATCAACACGATCCCGGCGAGTCCAACGATCAACGCGGGATGGACGAGATACGCCGCGAATACTAGCATCGCGAACCCAGCGAGTTCCAACACGTTCGACATCATAGGGCGATGAACTCCACACTCCGGGCGGGCTTGTCCGCCTCGCCCGCATAGTAGCGCGCCCGATCAAAAGCCATCACCATCGCAACCGCGAGGTCGATCTTGCGAGGACTCCCGCGGTGTTCCTTGACGATGCGTGGGCCGAACCGGTCGATCTTGACGGCGGAGTTCGCGAGATGGCGGGTAAGCGCGGCGGATAGGTGCGGGATACCGCCCCAATGGAGTTGATCCTGGGACACGGCTTCCGCCACTTTCTGGCACGCGCTCACCATCCTCACGGGACTCTGTGCATAGTTCACCACCCGACCGGCGAACGGCCCTTCACGGTCCAACGCCTCCAATGAACGAGACCATCGGAACGGGTCCGCCGATAGTTCGAGCACGTTCAACCCACGGACTTCCACGAGGTCGCGGAGATCCTGTTCCACTTGGCCGATATCGACTTGCCAATGGGGATCGTCCAATGGGCGTTCATACAGGAGCAACGGCTCGACGAACCCGTCCAACGTACACGCCACGGCCGCGCTCGCATCCAACTGGAATGAGCCGTCCCACGCCACTACGCACGGCTCCCCTGGTTGAATCCGGCGATCCGTGGCCAGTCGTTCCCACGCTCCGTTCGGGAGCCATTGCGACGTGGTGGACACCCATCGATTCAATCGCTTCGTCTGGAACTCCACCGGCGAGATCGACCGCGCGGCGGCTTCGAAGTCTTCTGGATCGAGGAAGTCGCCGAATGCGGGGTTGGCCATTTTCCAGGCTTCGGCCGAATCCCACGCGATGGATTCGGGCGCGTGGAAGTATCGGAAAAAAAACGCATCATCAACGACTTCGCCGGACTGGATTCGGGTCCCGTATTGCCAGAGCCGAAAACAAATCGAATCTTGCCCACGGGAATCCGTCTTCGAACCCGCCGTCGAGATGGCCAACACGAGCGGGTTCCGTCGGGTTCCCGATCCTAGGTTCACGGCGGACCAAAGCCGATCGTCTGGTTGGACGTGGAGTTCGTCGAAGATCACCATCGATGGGTTCGTTCCTTCGGCCCGTGATCCGTCGGACGATAGGACGCGAAGCACGGAACCGGTGTCGGGGTATTCAATCACGTCCCGCATCACGCGGAGTTTCTTCGACAGCACGGGGTCCAGTTCCACCATGCGCGCGCATTCGCGGAACACGATCCGCGCTTGTTGCCGGTCGCCCGCGCAAATCAACACTTCGGCCCCCACTTCCTGGAACAGTCCGAATAGGGCGATCCCCGACGCGAGCGTGGACTTCCCGTTTTTGCGTGGGAGTAGGAGCAAGCCACGCCGGTTCTTCCGCCTACCGTCTGGCCGCACCTCGAACAATCCGTCAAGGATCTCCCGTTGCCACGGTCGGAGCCGAATGAGTTGGCCCGCGTCGTCGCCCTTGGATGATCGACAGAACGTCTCGATGAACTCCGCGACGAATGGCCCGTCCGTCCTAGGCGCGGCGGGTTGCGCGGATGATCGCGTCGAGTTTCGCGGTTGCCGAGTTCGCTTGTTCGCCAATCTCCGACCTCAATCCCACTCTGGCCGCGGGCGTTAGTCCCAACTCCCGCGCGTACTTTTTCACCGCGTCCGCATTATCGCGGACGATTTGATGAAGCGGGTTCTTCACGAAGTTCCCGTCGCGCCCTTTTAGGAGCGGCCCAGTCTTCGACAGCATCGCCTCCGCCTCCTGGTATCGAACGAACGCCTCCGAGTATAGGCGGAGAAGGTCTTTGTCCGCCGATGTGAGAACGCCCGTTGGCCCTAGGGCGGCGACGACACGTTCCCAGACATCGCGCGCTTCTGGCCGTAAGTCCGCGGGCGGGGTGAGCGGCCCACCGGCGGGGATCGGTTCGGCGTAGTTCACCACGGACGGCCGCGTCTCGCCCGCCAATAGGCGGAGGCGGGTTGGCTTTGGTGCGGGTCCACGGGTTCCCATTGGGAGATTCTAGATCCGCGCTCGTTGCAAATCCCCGAACGTCGCCGTGCCTTGCTTCTTTTTGAAGTGCGGGATGTTGTTGGCCACGATGCCGATCCGATGGGATGGGGCGGTGATCGCGAGGATATCGGAATCCGATTGATCGAAGTATCCCGCCGCGTCCAGGGCGGCTTTGGTGGGGAACACCTCCGCGTGCCGATCGCGCTCCACGTCGATCAAATGGTCTTCCTTCCCGCCCATTGAATAAAGCCATCGGAAGTTATCCGATGCCCGACCCTCGACGAGGCGTTTGAATCGCGACACTTCTTTCGTGTACGCGTAGAACACCACGGTCGGATGGTTGGCGGCGATCCGCATCCAGGCCAACAAATAGTCGTCCGAGAAAAAGTCGCCGGAGTCGTGGATGCGAACGTAGGATCCAGGCTTGAGGCACAGCGCGATCTCTTTGTTCATCGCCGCCTCCCAATCCGCGGGCGTGTCGAGGACGAGTTTGAGGTTGCGGGCGTGGGCGGCTTTGACGTTCTTGAACCGGAACGTGCCGCTTCGGGCGTAGCATAGGGCCGCGCACGCTCCCGCTTGCGGACACGTGTGAACGGTTCGACCGTCATCCAACTTCGCGCCCAGGGCCGGAAGCGTCCAGTTCCACGCGCCTATCTCGCGGAGTTCCCGGTTCTGTCGCAACAATCGACCCATCGTGTGCCTCCTATTGGAGCGCGCGGATTGCATCACAGCATCCTCTCCCCGATGGAATCGGGGCGCATCGTTCACAATGCTTCGCGCGCTCGTGCTTCGGATTGTACCGCCGCGGGATACGGTTGAGCAAGCGGGGCCAGTTGTTCCCGCATCGCGTCATCGAGCGGCATCAAATAGCGGTGTTTTCCCGCCTTGATCACGGCCGTCGCCCCTGGGCCGAACCACTTTTGAACGGCTTCCAATGAGTTCGAACATCCCTTCTGCACCACGCTTCGGGGATGCCAAATCCGTCCGTTGATCTTGTAATACCGCGCGTCGCCCATCGTGCCGGTGTAGATCCACCCGCCCGCTTTATAGATTCCGCCCGAATGCCCTTCCGTTGGATCGGCGAATGAGACGACTAGCCGAAGCCCTGGGAATGCTTTCCGCAACATCCGAAGCGCGATCGCGATCACCCGCGACACCGGCGTTCGGTGGGTCGTCATCGACACGCGAACCAGTTCGCACCCTTCGAACTGTCCTAGGCCATAGGGCTTCAATAGGTTCGGGGTTGCACCGCCACCGAAGATCACCGTCCCGACGAACTTGTCGTCTTCCCACACGCCGAACGTGACGAGTTTGAACGTGGGCATTTGGCGGGAATAGTGCCACTTCTCCACGGCGTACTTCGCCGCTTCGCGGGAACAGTAATCAACGCGGAGCCTAGGCCCGCCATTCATAGCCGCACCCCGGACACTTGATCGCGTTCTTCTGGTCGAGTTTGGACTGTTGATCAAGCGTGGACGTTCCGAACTCTGGGGCTTCGGCTCCGGTCGCCCGCGCTAGGTTCGACAACAGTTCCGCGACTTCATTCGAAGACGGCGTGATCTCGGCGAGCAACTCACCCAGGCGCGTCGGATCGGCGAACGCTAGATCACCGAGCGGATCGTAGGTGGCCAGAACAACGCGCTCCTCGTCTTCGGATAGATCGACGTAGGACACGGGGATCTTTGATTCGTTCCGCGTCATGGCCAGTTCAACCCGAAGGTGGCCGTCAATCAATCGGCCCGTTCGTTGATTCACGATCACCGGTGCGACGAATCCGACTTCGTCTAGGACGGCGGCCAACGCTTCACGTTGGGCGGCGGGGTGGCCGCGCCAGTTCGCGGGGTTCGCGAGCAACTGGTCGGGCGACTCCTCACCCGCGCCAATGATGCGCGACCGGAACGCTTCTGGTTGGCCTCCAACGATGTCCATTGGCGGATGATACCTCACCCAGTGGGCGGGTGCAACGGGAGCCGCGACTAGTAGAGATGCTCGTCGGCGTAATACTCCCAGAACTCTGGATCGAGGTATTCCCGCGCGACAACGACCGCACGGCGGCCGTACAGCGCGGACGCTTTCCCGATGAACGTGTCGCCGTACCACCGCCCCAACTTGGACTGGCTCCACCGGCGGAACTCCTTGGCCGTCCATCCCAGTTCATTCGCCGCCCGTAGGATGGCTCGATCCGCCCGACGACGGGCGCGAGCGGTGAGGTAGGTTCGAGCCGCACCGTATCCCCAACGGGTGGAACCGAAGTCGCGCTCGGTGCGCGGCTTCACCTGGCCACCCCAGGGGCGACGGGTTCGTCGTCCAAACTGGTTGCACACGAAAAGCATCGCGGCGTGTCTTCGTTCACGTCGGGCGAATAGAGCGCGTCCATATCGGGCGAGTCGTTGTTGCGATCCGCGCACGGAATGCACAGCACGATCCCCGCGATGGTGTCCGCGTATCCAACGAGGACGATTCCCGATCCCGTGTTCACTTGGCCACCTCCCCATCGGCGGGATCAAATCCCAACGTGGCCGATGCGAGTTCCGAACGTGGAACGAATCGGAACAAGTCCGCGCGATTGATTCGGTACTGTGTGAAGCGTACGATGAACGTCCACCGGCGACGACGGACGGAATAGCACAAGTTCCCCACGGTTCCCGCTGGGATGATATTCCCACGATGATCCGCCAGGTTCGACACCGGCGCGACGTTCGTTCGATCTAGTCGAGGCATCCTCTGTTCCTCCTATTGTTCACGGGGGACATCCCCGATCTACGGCCATCTTGGAACAGTTGTTCCCAGTCCGTCAAGGGGTTCGAACCGAATCCCACCGAACCGGTTCGGCCCACCAAATCCAAATAACCCCCCCGCGCGCACACGCGCTAGGGGGTTGGATATAGCGATCGCGCCCCCCCGAACTTCTCGCCCCCTACCCCCTTGAACGACGGGTCCGCCCGTGGCGGTGGTGGCACGGTGAGCACAGGGGCCGGAGATTGGACGGATGATCCGTCCCGCCGAGCGAGCGGGGGGTGATGTGATCGACGTGTAGCGGGACCCCAGACACGCCACACAGCGCGCACCAAGGGAACCGTTCCCGAATCTCACGGGACAACTGGGTCCACGCGTAGCCGTACCCCGACCGGCGTCGATGGTCGGGGAGCGCGTGGAGTTCGCACCGTGAACCATTGGATGGTCGTCCGCATTCAATACAGGGCCGCCGCATACAATCCCCCCCGTGATTCGTGTAGTTGTTCCCAATGATAAGCCCGAAGCGGCAACTCGCCGCTGGTTGCCCGTGCTTGCATTCACCAAGCGCGTGGCCAAAGCGGAACGAATCGCGCTGGATGAGATCCGTTTGCACCATCACCCTAGGGGATCGATCGCGTGCTTTGATGCCGAAGCGTCCTGGGAAGATCGTTGGATCGCGTTCTGTGGTGGCCAGAACCGGGAGACGGCTCTACACGAACTAGCCCATCTAGTCGTCGAAGACTACCATTCGAAGACGTGGGCGATCGCGTTGATGGCCCTACATCGCGCCTACCTTCCGCCCGCCCGGTGTCGTCGGGCGGACCGTGTGCTTGCCACCGAATACAGGGCCGCACGCCCAATCTACGCGGCGCGATATGGGGAGAACCCACCGCCATTCAAATCCGAACGGACAGCGCGACGACGGGCCAGACGGCCGCGAAGGTGGTGAAGGTGGCGGGGAGTCGAACCCCGCGTGTCCTCGGCCAATCGTCCAGGACGGCCGAGGCGACCGCGCACCCTCGTTGAAAGTCTACCAGTCGCCTGGTTGGATTGGGTTGGAACACATCGACAGGGGCGACACGTCACGGAGCGGGCATTGCCGGTCGGGACATCCGATTTGCTTGGCCGCTTCATCCGTGTCCGCGTCCACGCATTCCCGGCACATCCGACGAACGGCTACGCGGAACATCCGCAACTCCGCGGACGCTTCACCCGACCGTTCGGGGGCCACGATGACGGTCTTCCCGCCGTGATAGGGGTTCGACTGGGCCACTTCGATCAACCGTTGAAGGATCTCCAAGTCGCCCGCTTTCACGCGGATTCGACCGGCGACGCGTTCCCGCATCCACGATGTGGGGAGTCCGAGCGATTCGTGGGCGTAGGCGACCCCAGACAGCGCGCGAGAATCACCACGCGCCCGTCGCACCATCTCCACGAAGATCTTCGCTTCTGGGGTGGTGAGGTTGGCCGCGCTCCGTTGATCCCGATCCAGTCGATTCGGTTGAACCATAGGCGGAACAATACCGCGAATCGGGGAATCTAGGGGAGCACCTCGACGACGACGGGTTGAATCCCACGGGAGAACGGCGCGCCACCAGCGATCGCCTTCCATGCGACTGGGGCAAGGTCGATGAGCGCACCGCCAACGCACGCGCATTCATCCACTACCCAGGCAACGATTGCGATCCCGGTGTTGGGGTTGGACACGATGACGCGATAGGGTTCCCACCCCCATTTGAACATCCGAACCGCGCGGAGTTGGGGCGATGCGGCGGCGTAGTAGACGAACGGCGCGCCGTCCTGGTTGTACTTGGCGGCGTTCTTGCGTGGGGACTGGGTGAACCACGCGTTGTTCCGGGTCGCGTCATAGAACGTCGCGAACCCCGATAGGACCGCCAACGGGGTCGATGGTGCTGGGGTTGGCTCTATGGTCGGGATTGGGGTTGGGGAGGGCGTAGCGTTGGGCGTTGGGGCCACAGCGTGGAAGGCTAGGAGCGCGACAGACACGGACAGCGACAGAACGGCCGCCGCTAGGGTTCTCATCGGATCTCCACGTGCCGATCATCCACCGCGCGGTTCAACCCATCGAACGCACGAACGATGTCGATCGCAACGTCCATCGCTTCGATGAACCCCCGTTTGAACTCTGGGGCATCCCGGAGCGTTCGTTCGGCGATCACGCGGGCCTCATGTAGGGCGATGATCACGTCTTCCCGTGTCTTAGGCCGTGGATCACGCTTCATCGTTGGCCACGTCTGGGTTCCCGTACCACGAGACGAAGTCGTCTAGATCAAGCACGATAAGCGTTCGACGCTTTACCCCCGCCCCCGGCGAATCGCCTAGG